TTTTTTTTGGATGATGCCTTTTTTTGCGGCACTGATGGCTTTGGCATCGGCCAGGCTGATGTGCCGGGGGATGGAAAAGCGCAGACCTTCGGCGAGGTAACGCCCCCGGCTGTCGTAGGTTCCGCAGGTGATGAGCAGACTATCAGCCATTGAGCTTGACCTGTACGGTAGTGGTATCGGTTGCCGAAGCGGCGGTGGCGTAGCCCGCCAGGGTTTGCGCGGTGGCGGTTTTGTCGAGCTCGCCGCTGGTGGCGTCGCAATAGAGCAGATCACCTTGTTCGACGGCCAGGGAGGCTTCTTTGGGGACTTCAAAAACGCCGGAGACGGCAACGGCCCCGCTGGTACCGTTGGCAATAGCGACACTGGCGACGCCAACGCGCTGCCCGATGATGACCAGGTCACCCGCGGCAATGGCGCTGCCGGTGGCGTTGGTATAAGTGAGGGTGTTGCCCTCTTGGATAAAGTTTGTAGACATGGTCTTTTCTCCTTTTTTTCGTATGGGGTGAGGCGGGCTAAGTTTTCAGCCCGCCTGGATCATTGCTTAGGCACCGGCGTTTTTGACCAGGGCTTTCCAACTGAGGGCTTTGGCCCCGGCATCGATGCGGGTTTTGAATTCAACCCCGTCGATAGTCCAACCGTCGCGGGTTTCGAGGTAAGGCACGCGATTACCGGCCAGGAAAAAGACCTTGACGGTTTTGCCTTTAGGCCCGGCGAAGTAGTAGGCGGTGGCGCTATCGTCGTCGAGGCGGGCGTCGAAAACGCGCTCGAAGCGGCTACCGGCATAGGGGTTGGCTTGCTGGCTGCCGGTGGTGACGTCGAGCATTTGGCTGCCGAAGAAAATTTCGGCGCTACCTTGCAGGGCCTTGGGCAAGAGGACATAGCGCGGGTTGATGTTGAGACGGCGCTTATCGCCGATGTCTTTTTGCAGGCCCATCTTTTTAATGGCTTCGGCAACGGTGGTGGCAGAGAGTGCGCCGCCGGTGCCGAGGTTGGCATGGGTGGAATGGAACAGGGCCACGCCGTCGCCCATGGCGCTGTTGGCGGTGAGTACGGCATAAACCAGGTCGCCGACTTTGCGCGCGGCGGCTTCACCCCGGCGGGCAAAGGCATCGGTGATGGCGCCCATGTCGTCATTGATGAGGGCCTGGCGGGTGATTTTGTTGAGCTTGCCGTACGTGGCGATTTTGAAGCTTTCGCTTTGCTCGGCCAGACTGCCGTATTTGTATTCGTCGTCTTCGCCGATTTCGTCGAGATCGTCGGTTTCCCCGGCGCGGGCCAGGGTGTGGGTTTTGAAATCACTGACGCTACCCGAACCATCGGCCCAGGTTTCCCAGGTTTCTTCGGTGCTTTCCCAGCCGGTGAGCATGGCGAGGTTGGCGGTGTTGCCGAGTAGCACGGGGAAATCGGAACTGGTGAGGGCACGGCCAACCATTTGCATGGCATCGCCGTTGGTGGGCTGACCGGCCAGGCGTAAGGACTCGCGGGCCAGTTCGCACAGGGTGTAACCGCGCAGATCTTGACTTCCCGCAGCGAGCTTGGCGGGATCGTGGCGCAGCCCGGCGCGCAGGATGAGGGCGCCTTCGGCGGCGGCACGAAACTTGTCGCGCTCGTCGGCGATGACGGCGCTGCCACGATGGGCGACAGCCGGAGCGGCCTTCATGTGCTTGGCCATGACGGCGGCGCGGGCGGCTTCAATGGGTTTGTTGCCGTCGATCAGCTCGCGGGCGAGATCGGCAAAGCCGTAAAAATCGCACATGCTTCGGATTTCTTCGCGGCGGGCGATTTCGGTGCGGGTTTGCTCATCGGCCATGCGTTTGACGTCGGCTTCGGTGAGGCTGCGGGTTTGCTCTGGAACTTCGGCTTTTGCGGGGGCGGTGGTTTGATTGTCGCCACGGCCCGTGTCGGTTTTTTCTTCTGACATGGTGCGGATCTCCTTTTCAGGGGTTTGGGGGGGCTGCGTGGCAGCGGCAAGTGATCGTGCTTTGGCAAATTCGTCGGCGCCGATGGGACAGGTAGAGAGCTCGCGGACTTTCCACCGGGTGGCGACTTTTAAGGGGCCAGCGTATGTGCGGCCCTGGATGAGTTGAGATTGACCCGCGGGGATATGCGTTGATTCGAGGACGCGATACCCGATGCTGTAATCGGTAAGGTGGCCTTGCCGGGTTTTGTTCCAGGCGGCTTCGGCGGTGGGGTCACCGTCGGCATAATGGGCGCGGCCGACCAGCTCGCTATTTTCAACCCGCAGGGCGCGGCAGCTGCCGAGGACGCTGGAAACGTCGCCGCGATAGTGGGTATCGAGCAGAGGGATTTGACGCGATTCTGGCAACTGGCACCCGCTCATGAGCAAAATTTCCGGGATGATTTCTCCGCGTTCCCAATCAAAAACATCAACCGGGTTTTCGGTGCTGCACACCACATCGACTGCGCGGGCGGCGGTGTCGAGGCTTTGGGGGCGCCCGTCGCTTTGCAGGCGCAGGGACAGGCTGCGGGTGCAAAGTCCGGTGGGAAAATTGCTATTGGGCATGGTCTTGGGTCTCCTTGATCAGTTCGCGCCGGTCAATGGCATCTTCAACGGCGCGGGTTATGAGCTGGGCCAGCCCGCGTTCGTCGGCGCCATTGGCGGCGGGGTTGTTGGCTAAGGCGGTGCTGCCGGTTTCGAGGTACAGCCCGCGTTCTTCAACCATTTGCTGAAATTCGCCGAGCTCATCAAGGATTTCTTCGATATCGACCCCGCGGCGGGCGGCGATGCGCTGGGGCGAGTTGAGACCGGCGGTCATGTCGTCGCGGTTGGCTTTGGATTCGCGCAAGGGATCGATGGGCTCCATGCCTGGCGGCAGGTACATGGCCCGCCAGTAGCGGCGCGGATCGGCGAAATAGCCAGGCAGATTGAGGCGGCCGGCGGTGACGGCGGCGGTGATGATCTCGCGCACCACCGGCTGCACGAACTGGCGAACGTGGCGGGCCTGATGCGGGGCGAAGCTTTTGAGGGTGTCTTGACGCTCTCCGCGCAGGCTGGTGTAGTTGTAATCGGCGTGATTGCCGGACAGGGCCGAAAACGGTACGCCGCAGGCAATGGCGACGGTGCGCAGCACAAATTTGGTAAAAGGGTCAAAGGTGTCGCCGGGGTTATCGTTTTTGGCAAAGCTGATTTTTTCTCCGGGGCGAAGATATTCAATGATGGCGTTTTCGAGGTTTTCGATTTTTTTGCCTTCGTCTTCGCCGCTGCCGGGGACGGTGCGAAGGGCCTGAAAGCCGGCGGCGTCGCCGGTTTCAACCATGGCCAGATATTTGGCGGCGAGCTTGGCGGTGTCAATGGTGGCATCAAGATAATCGGCCAGGTCGTGGGCAATGAGCACGGCGGTGACAAAGGGCGAGATGCCCCGCAGCTGCCCGCCCCGGCGGGTGTCGTATCCGCGCAGCACGTAATCGGCCGGGATGCGCTGGGGCGGGCGGATGCTTTCAGGATCGGCGATATGATAGGCGACAATACGCCCGGTGGCCGGGTCGTATTCGACCCCGTTGTCGATGGCCATGCCTGTGGCCGACGCGGCGTTGTAGCCGGAGAGCCATTCGGCTTCGATAGGCTGCAGGCAGAATGGGACGTAACGGCTGCGGTCGTTGAGGTAGCGTTTGACAAATAGAAATTCGCCGGATTCAACTTCTTCCATTTTTGCCAGGCGCTCGAGGTCGGTACCGTGCAGGCGGCCGGCGGCGTCGAGTTCTTCCATGCCCCAGGCAACGGCGTCTTCAATTTTCTGGCAGGTGAGGCGGTCGAATTTGGGAACGTTTTTGGTACCGGGGTGCCAGTCGGGATTGAGGACGCGGCTTTGAAAGGTGGTTCCGGTGCCGACGGTGAAGTCAACCATGATGTTGGCGGCGCGGGCGAAATAGGGGAAGTCGCGCACCAGCTGGCGCACACGGCGGGTGACGGCCGGGGCGCTGGTGCGGAGCAGCTGGTTGACGTTATCGCCGACGGGCAACCAATCGCCGGTAATGCGGCTGACTTTGGCGGCGGCATATTGGCGCTGCTGTAAGTGCCTGGGAACGGGGTAGCTTTTGCCGATACGCGCCATTAACCACGGCCCCCTTGTTTTGCATAGGTGCGACCGGCCACGGCGGCGCTGCCGGTTTCGAGGCTGTCGCGCTCGGCCTGTAGCCAGGTGAGGGTGTTGCGGACTTCGGGAAGGTCGACCCGGCGCAGGGTGCGGCGCGAGCCGTTGCACTCAATGGTGTATTCCTCCGCGGTGGCCAGCCCCAGCAGGGCGGCTTTATATGCTGCAATCTGGGGGTCTAGTTC